CGTCGGCAGCGTCAGATGTGTATAAGAGACAGGTGATATATTATGTTTTCAACAATACGTCCCTCAACGCCCTCAGCCTCAAGTTTTTTACGAAGGTTGTCTTGCTCATATATAAGAGCTTGCTGCTTATAAACAGAGGAGTCCTTGCCGTACTGTAGCTCTAAATCTAGGAGGACGTTCTTCTGCTTGAGAAGTTCTAACTCTTGTTTAGCGGATGTGTTAGCCTGTGCTATCTTATCTAGGTGTTTCTGGTAAGCTACTGTATGAGCGTCAAACCTTTTATAAGAAGTGTCTTGACTATCGTTAACCTCATCTTGAGCTACCTTAACTATCCCAAGTATGTTTACTAGCCTTTGAAACTCTTGTTCTGATGCAGTTACCTGTTGTAAAAACTCTATTTGCTTTTCTGTGAGATTATCTACACCACCCGCTGCATCTATAGCTTGACTGGAAAGGGCTTGTATTGCAGCCAAAGTCTCTTCTGGGCCTTTTGCCTGTCCTATTGCAGCAATGGCCCTCTGTAAAACTCTAGCTCTATCTGAGGTAGTATCGAATGTGACCCTTATGTCATCAAGCTCACCACCCATTAAAGCTCCGCCAAAATCCCAACTTGAGATAGCCTTGGCAGTAGCCTGTGCATCTAGTGCAACTTGACGTAATTTTAGGCTTTGTAGGCGCTCCTCTAGCTCCAAGATTTCTGGAGTAATACGACCATAGGTTTTAAGTAAGTCTTCTGTAGAGGAATTAGCCCCACTTGCCGCTGTTATATAAGATTCAAAAGAAGATGACAGACCATCCACAGTCTCATTTAAGCTCTTGCCAGAACCACTAGCTTCCATAAACAAGCGACCAACTGCGCCAATAATAGGTATGAGGATACCAAGGGCGGCAGATAACCCTACGGCAAGTCCGACACTAATTCCGAGGGGGCCAGCGAGGAGGGGTAGGATACCAGCCAACTGAGAACCTTGTTGACTAAATGCGACAAATGCACTTGTTCCACCTTGTACCTGTACAGCAAAGTCACCAAATTGATAACCAAGCTGTTGAATAGCCATGTTTGAGCCATTCATTCTGTTCTTGGTCTGGTGCAGTGCAGCATTTTGCTTTTGTGAAGCAAGAGTAGCCCTCTCCTGCCTCGTAGTCAAATACTCTTGTACTTTCGCTAATCTCTGAGCAGACTCAGCAGCCTTATTCTGAGCTACAGTCTGATTAACCATAGCGTTCTTATACTTGACGACAGCACCGTAAGCCTGATTGCCTGTCATTCCAGTCAGTCTCTTTAGCTCTCTTCCGTAAGCTATAAGTGCCTTCGTTTGACGATCCTGAGTTACAGTCCCAGCGACTATCTCCTTAGATAGTTTAGCTAGAGACTTCTCCATCCTCTCAACACCAGTGAGAGCCGTTTTAAGAGACTTACCCTTGTCAACGACTTCATATTGGATTTGAATAAGATCAGCCATTTACTTCCTCGCCAGTAGTTTTAATCCAGAGATTATCCAGAGACTTTATAATGCTTACCTCCCAAGGCGAAAGGTCTACACTTGTAATATCACACCATGCCTTAATGATGTCATAAGATATTGGGTTAGGGCCACTCATACCGTAAGTTCTACCATCGTGTAGTTCTATGAAGGTTGCCCATAAGTGAGAGGCTGCATCAGGGAAGATTGCGTCAGCATTAGCTTGCTCAACTTCCGCTAGTTCTTTGCCTAGCTGTTTGGCGACTTGGGCTAGGTGGTCGGCCTCTGTAGCCTTACCTTTGCTACCAGAGACCTTCCTACCCATCTTAAAGGAATACTCAGCGTACTCCTCTAGTTCAGCCCTTACTTGTCCAAAAAAGCCTGTGCATCACCCAAGGCAGCATCAACCTGTTCACGAACCCAAGGGAGTGCTTCAAACACTTCTCGTACCTTAGCTTCTGTACAGTCTGGTTGTTCACCACTGAGGGTAATGTTCCATCCACTCACGCACTTTACCAGAAGGTCTAATGCGGATGCTTCAATTTCCTCAGCAGTGAGGTTGAGCTTACCGCCAGTCCGTTGCGCTTTCATCAAGCGGCGGTTCTGTTGAGCGTGAGAGATAGTTTTGTATTTCTTCGAGTACGGCCCATGTACTGTAATAGTCATCTCTGAACGATCCTCATTAGTCAGGATTTCAGAGTTAACGGGGTTGTACAGGGTTACGTCTGTAGTTTCTTTAGTAGTACCAATGTTCATCAAGTCCATATCGGGATTCCTTTTGATGTGTTGTCGAGGTTATGTCGGGTGATTTATAGTGGGGAGGCATCAGACCCGACACCAACGCCTCCCCGCCCTAGCTAGGGATTACGCTGTGCGTGTCATCTTCAAGTTTGTGTTCTCAACTGTGTCGTACAGAGCCACGAATGGCAGTGTAATCAGACGAGACTGAGGGTTTTGAAGTGGTACAGACGCACCATTATATTTTACACGAGGGAACTCAAATGTATATGCGTTGGAGCCTGTAGGATCGTCAACAGATACGGTGATTGAGCTTTCTGTTTCATTCAAGAACTTGTTGATGAGTGTTTCATCTTCGTAGTAAACTGTCATTGTACCTTCAACGACAGCACTACCAAACTCAAGTGATTGTGCATTATCAGCGCCAACTACGAAGGTGGGAGCCAAAGAGTTAGAGAGGCTAAAGTCAATCGAAGTAACGATGGAAATACCTGAGCCACCATCTGTGATAGTACCTGAGTAGCTATCGAAAGGTGAGTTAGTTGTCGAAGCTGTTGGTGTACCACCAGTGGAACCTGTTGTACCAGCCTGTGTCATACCTTTGCCAACCATGTCGAAGGTCGCTGTGACCATTTGGTTAGGGGCGATGGAAAAGCTGGCGGTAGAAACTGCCATGCCTGTGAACAGACGGAACTGAGCAATGTCGTTAGCTGCATCTTCGATTGTAAAGAACTTAGGTGTAGTTCCAACCTTCAGGATGTTTGTAGCATACGAGTTAAAGAAAGCTGATTCTAGCAGTTCGTCATAGTCACCTTTACGGAGATCAACTTCGATAGAGCCACCAGCTTGCTTGTTACCGTGACGGTCAACTCGTGTCATACGGTCAGCTTGGATTTCATTACCTTCAACACGATCTTTGGTCAAGTCCAAGGAGTGTGAGTTAATAGGAAGGTTAGCGAAAGTGGGCGTGGATGGCGTAGTGCCGAAAGATGTCTCTGCAATGTACGAGAGACTGGAACGGCTACCTTGTGCAAAAGCCATGTTTATTCTCCTTCAAGAATAGTGTTAGTATATGTTGGTTTCTTAGCTTTGGGCTTTTCCGTGCAGGAAGGGTCAACAGCCGTAGCTACTTTAGCGGGAACCTCATCTCCGATGAGATATGTCTTGCCTGAGTAGACAAAATTCTTACTTGCTTTAGTCATAGTGGTTCTTTCTTTATGAGTAGATATACCAGCCGATATTAACTACCGTGTAATACCACGGGCTATCTACGAAGCCATTGTCTCTCTCAGCGTAGTCAATGGAGACTATGAAGGTCTCAGCATCACCGTTAGTAAAAGAAATGTCTGTTGTAGCTTCAAAGGCTGTCATAACCTTGTTGGATATATCGTCAGCAGTAGACGGGCCATTACCTTCGGGTGTGTAACAGAATACACGGAATACGCCTTGATACCGTTGTTGCGGATTTAAGCCTCGTACAGCGGGTCTACGAGACGTTGGGACAAAGGATACCTTGAGGAAGCTAGTGCCTGTCTGAGGCTCAAATGAGACGTTCTCATAGGCTATTCCAGAGGGTAGTCCAGCGGTGTTAGCTAAGTGGCTCTCAAGAGCGGCACGAATGTCATTGTAAATACTCATCCGAACTGGTTCCTAATCTTTGCGAAGACGTGGTATCCCGAGCGTCTCCAGTTAGTACCATCCTCAACATCTCTAGCGTGAGGGGATCGGTTACGAAGAGTAAACCTTGCATCACCAGACTCTAGCATTGTCTTAAAGTCTATACGATCTATGTCACCGATAAGCTGAGAGTAGGCTTGGTCTTTCATGGCTTGTGGGTTCTGGTTCTTGGGCCTGTTGTCTGAGCTTCTGCTCCTACCGCCACTAAAACCCGCTTTACCAATGGAAAATGAGGTTACATAAGCACCTGTGTCGATAGATTGGTCAGGCACAGCAACATAAACTGCGTAGGAAGCTATATCATCAAACTTTTGCTCAACTTCATCAGCTACTCTGTTTTCTATCTTATCCTTAAAGGCGTTCATTGTTGCTTGAATACTCATTAGTCTCTAACCTCACACACATAACAGATGGCGAGACCATCACTGTAGAAGGTTTGCACCGATACGATCTCGTATGTATTACCGAGACCGATAACCTTATCTTCATCGTCAGGGACGACAGCAAGACCTAGTGCTGGAATAATACAGCGGCTAGACCCACGACGAACTTCGTCACCAATGGGAAGCCCCACAGAGAAATTAAAGAAGTAAGAACTTACGGTGTAGTCTGTAGTAGCTGCACCATCTACTGCACCTGTAGCAGGGTTGTAGGTTCCAGTCGTACTGGTCTTCCTGAGTGTTACATCTGAACCAAAGTCTCTCACGAGATTTAGTAGGTCAAAGGAGCGGAATGACATATCTTACTCCTTATTCGTATTCAGGTGTTTGGTAGCTTGGTGGGTTCTTGAAACGATCTCTGCGGAAGGAGCCTTCGATACGGTTAGTATTAGCTCGTACAGCTTCCACGCTACTCTTGGTGATACCACCAGCTAGGACACCTACAGCAGCACCTGCGGTCTTACCTTGGTACTCTAGGTCATCTGCAAGGGCTTTATACTGCTTGGCTAAGTCGGAGTAGTCAGCACTTAAAGCACCACTTAGTTGTGTCGTTACTTGTCGGGAGTATTTAGCTGAGATAACACGAGCGGCCCAAGCACCAGAGTAATATACATTGTTCCCATTCTCAGATAGGGCAAACGTAACCTCTTCGTTTTGAACCTGTTGGTCATCAGTGTTAGTATCGCCAACCAATAGGCGTACTGTATTGAGACGACCAGAGGCCGTGGTAGTGTCCAAGTCTGTAGGATCGTAAGACCATGCCATGTAAGTCGTCTCCGTTGTTATTAGTCTGCGAGAACCTTGTCTCGAATGTCGTAGAAGTCTTCCGTAATCCAGCGATTAACATTAAGGAAGCGCCTGATTAGGCCACGTTGCTTGTCGTCAATCTTAGACTTCTTACACTTCTTAGCTTCAAACTCTGTCTTACTGGAGGTACGTTTGTTTACCTCGACATTAAGTAGGTTAACTAAGGTCTCTAAGTCTTTACCAGCTAGTTCAGACAGTCGATCTCCAACCTTGTTCTGAACCTCAAGTTCTTTGTTGTGGTGAATGTAACCAGCGGCGTATAGGGTAGAAACCTTGTCTTGGTCTATTCCTCGCTCTGCCCAGTTAAAGTGATCTCCACGTTTCCAATTCGTATTATCCGCCAGTAAAGGCATCTTGATAAACACAGGCCAATCGACCTGCCAACCCAAGTATGTGGGGTGCATAGGGACTCTCCATTATATGAATACTGTTATGTTCTGTTATATATTGGGTTGTACCCCAAGCCGTTAAGCTCAGGGTACACCTTTAGTATTGTCGCTTAGGCGATTACGGCTGAGAAGAAGTAACCCAAGTCAGCGCCTGTGACTTTCATGTCATAAGCCATCTTAACTTGGATGTGTTCTGCAACCTGTTGACGCTTGAGAGCATCGTCAGAGAAGGACTCAACGGTAACACCGAGGTTGTTTACGCCGGGAACTGAGTTCCATGCGAATGTCAGACCAGCGGCAGGGGTCATCAGACCTGATGCACGAGGTGTGTGTACCAACAGAGCGTTCTTACCACCGATGAAAGAGTTGCTTTCAGCAAGACCTTCGGCAGCACCGTTCTTAACAGCTTCCATGACGTAGAAGTTCTCTACTTCAAAGATTTCTGCCAGTTTAGCATCTGTAATCAAAGCTGTGTTTGTTACAGTTGCGCCACCGTTCAAACGGGCGAGGATGTCTGGGTGGTTAACCAAGATGTCACGAACTTCTTTACCAACAACCATTGTGTTTGGCTTGAAGCCACCTGATGCCAACTGCATGGTACGACGACCATTAGTTACGTCAGAGATTGGTGTGGAGTTAGTGTAGTCAGACCACAGGTTACCCGGTGTTACGTCTGTAGTCCAGACACCAGCCTTGAAGAATGTGTCAGCGAAACGCTCTTCACGGTCGATCAACAAGCGAGTTGTCAATGTCTGTGCGCCAGCGGAACGGATTTCCAACATTGCATCTTCGTTAGCGATAGTTTGCTCATCGAAGTCCATGCCGAGGCCATATACGTCAGCGTAGTAAGCAGCGTTGGAGATTGCCATACCGATGCGGTTAACTTCTGTGCGTGGCGCAAGTTTCTTTACGTCACCAGAGCGGTTCATGTTTGCACGGTCATAGGTGTAGAACTTGTCAGACTGACGAGCAACGCCTACGGTTGGGAATACTTTATCAGCGACAAAGTTAGTTTGTTCTTGTACATAGGCCAGTGTCAGATTAGACAACGGCTGGTCAATATGTACCTGAGATGGGGTCAAAAGTGGCATTAGATTATTCCTTTAAATGCTAGATTAGGCAGCTACGTTGCCACCTTGGATCATTTCGATTTCGATGATCTGACCATCTACACCGTCTTCACGGGCATAACCAAGTACAACATCACCTGTGGCTGCGAGAAGGGCTGTGCCATCTGCGCCAGTTTGGATTTGATCGCCAGCAGTAATAGCACCACCAGCTTCTACCATGACGGAGCCAGAGACACATACGGTCACGGCAGCACCAGCAGCAGCACCAGCGAGACATACGCCAATAGCGTTCTCACCAGCAGCGTCAGCCAGATCAACTTGACCGTCAGCTTCCAGAGTTACGAATTTGAATTGTGCTGCGG